GTGCAACTTATGTAATGTATGATGAAATGGAAGAACGATTTGAGTATCGTCCTATTTATTACTTTGAACCTTATTTCGGCGACAATCCATACAAACCACAAGCTATAGTATATCCAATGATGCACGGACACGCAGACTTATCTGATACAAATGATTTAATGTATGCGTATTGGGATAGTGAAATGCACATTAAGTTTGATGATAATGGAAATATAATTGAAGAAATACAACACAATCTTGGTATTTTACCCTTTGTATTTTCACACAGAGAAGAACAATTAGATTCTTTTTTTGTTGAAGGTGCATCAGACTTGGTATCTGCTAATGAGCATATTAATATAACAATGACAGAAATGCAACTAGGTTTGAGATTTCAAATGTTTGGACAACCAGTTGTCACAGGATTAATCTCTGACAACGCAAATGTTAGAGCAGGATCAGATGAAATTCTAACATTACCAGAGGGTAGTAATTATAACATTGTATCTCCACAAGGAAATGTGCGTGATGTTATTGAAAATATTAAGTGGCAAATAGAATTAGTCGCATTGAATAATCATCTGTTTGTTACTTTTGCACAATCAGGTGGGGAAGTTCCAAGTGGTTT